AACTGAGTTCTACTGTGGTATGGAAATCTTGAAAACATTGAACAGCTACACGACGGAACTGAACGACGGAAACGTGTTTGTATCGGCAGCTTTTATGTATCCGTTTGGCATGGGGTTCGCGTCGCTGAACGACCCAAGAAGGTTGCACGCAGCGGGTGTAAAAGCACTGCGCTGTGGCGAGCGGCGCTTGACCTCTTACCCATCACAGCACCTTGAATTGGACTATCTGAGGGCACTGCACGTAGCGGTCAGAACAGGTGATTTTCACAGATTTTCAAATACCGAAGATAACCTCGTTATCTTCGGAGTCATTCTAAGCGTGCCACTCTACAAATGGCTCAAAAACTCGTCTCCCGGAACACCGCTAAAGAACATCATTCAATTTTTGCGCGGGCTGGCAGCCGAAAGTAGTCTCGATAAACTGGGCATCATGGAAGGCCAACTGGAACCGTCCGTTGCCGAAGCCGTGCTGAACGGATTGCAAATGACCGAAAAGAGGTCTTCCGTAAAACTACTAACAGACAGCGAGCTTAACCACTTCAAACTGCCATTCGAGATTGTATACCTTCGAGAAGACGACTGGAAATCCATCGTAGAAAATGGCAAAAAAGACAGCATGTGCCGCGCAGAATCCAGAACGGATGTGTGGGCTGCGTGGCTGGCCTGCTACAACAACGCCCACCCGGACTACTTAGCAACTGACCCGGTTCCGACTGACGAAGACTGACGGTCAGACCACGACGCCTTGACGCTCTCAGACTGCTTTTGGCGGTGCGCGTCACTGTGCGTCTTGCCGAGCTTGGCCAGCCGCATCTTCTCACGAGACTCAGCGGACACGGTGCGTCCGAACAGGTGCGTGGCGTCGTGCTTGGGCATGTGCGCGGCGGCTTCATCGCGCCAACCCTCCCGCATCGCGGTGCGATAACTGGCCTGTGAGCCATCAATCCACGCCTGCCGCGTGGAATACTTCTTGGCTTCTTCGAGCACTGCTTCTTTCGTCCACCTGCGCCGTAGACAACCGATGCCGCCCGCCTTGTTGATGTTCAGCATAGTCCAGCCATCCGACTTGTAGCGGTCAACGTGGCGTTGCTCGGCTTCAGCGGCAGCCTCCGGCGACGTGAGTCCGCTCTGCAAAACCTTGTAGCTGAACTCTGGGCAGACCAGCGTGTGCTCGGCAACGGGGCCACGGAGGCGGTGTGTGGCTTTGCGCTGTCCGGGTAGGAATGTCAGTCCAACGTAGGCGTGCTTGTCCGTGAACTCGTAGGCGTAGATGATGTAGTCCCCGGCGTATGGATTGGCAGCCCGTTGCATGTGGGCGCAGCACCGTTCGAGCAGTCCACGCAGAATCGCAGCCTGATACCTCTTGCTGTCATTCCTCTTCCACTCCCCTCGCGTCTTCCACAACTTGGCAGCCGCGATAAGGTCGTCGTCGGTGTATTTGAAACGCTGCTTCGACGGATATTTAATCTCACGCATGTATAGAGAATAGTGCATAGGCGCATCGAGGCAACAAAAAACCCCGCCGTTTCCGGCGGGGTTATGAAGCTGGTAGAGCGGATTAACCGATGGTCTGGCCGAAGCTCGTTGGACTATTCTGAACGAGTCCGCGACAAAACATCTTCGAGTTAATCATTTTGCGAGCGAAGCTGGTTGCAAAACCCCGCTGGTGGATGAAGTCAGGCAGCACCACGTCAGGGGTCGTGTAGAGCTTCTGGTATTCCGCCAGCACGTAGCCAGTCGTGAGGAACTGGTCGCCCTTGTGGCCGACCAAGAACTCGTTCGTGGGGTAGTGCGGGTCAGCGAAGACCTTCTTGTTGCCGAGGTCGCCGATGTAGGTGATGCCCTGCATCTGCGTCCGCTGGTTCTTGGCGACGAACTGGGGCAGCGTGGCGACAACCGTGGCGGACTGCAAACCGAGCAGCAGCCAGTTGCCAGCGACCATGTTCGTGGAGCCGAAGATGAAGTTCGAGGCCGTCTCGAACGCGTCGATGATGGAGAACTTGTGCGTCTGGTAGTTCACGCTCGTCGGAGCGATGGCGTCCCAGACCACGAAGCCCGCGTCCGCCTTGGCACGCAGGTCGAAGATGACCTGACGGTGCTTCTGGTATTGGAGGGCGTTCGTGAGAGCGTTCAGCAGCACAGACTCGGCCTTGATGTTATACATCGCCTGCAAGTTCTGGTCAGCTTCCTCGCTCCACAGCGTCTTGAGCTTCATCACCTTCGCGGTGACCGGCGTGGACGAGAGCTTCATCTCGTAGTCCATGATGGCCAGATTGCCTTCCGCGTTGAACGCGTAGGTCAGGCTGTAGGCGGCGCTGGTTTGCGACGCCACGGTGATACGGCCCGAAGGGGTCGCAGCGCCGGAGGCAGCTTGATACTGGATGGTGCCAACGATGGCGTTCGACGCGACGTTGATGATGTTGCCGTTGCCGTCGTCGGCCACGGTCAGGGCACCGATGGTGCCGGTGAGCGTGCCAGCGCGGATGGGCGTCCACTCCACGTTGATGACGCCGCCGCCGTCCGACGTGCCGGACTCGTCCTGCACGACTTCATCAGCATCGTCATCGCGGTCAACTGCGCCTTGCAGCGCACGCCACATGGGAGCGCCAGCCGGGGTGCGGCCCTTGCGCTTGCCGGTCACGATGTCCATGTAAACGATTTGGCTCACCGGGCCAGCCATCGGTTGCAGGGCAACCAACTGGTCGATGACATCGTTCTCGGACATGTTCGCGATGACCGGGAAAATCCACTTGTCGAACGTGCCGAGCGAAGTGGTGCGGGTGACCTCATCGAGACGCCCGAAGCGCGCACGGCAGTTTTCGAGCATGATGGCCGTCACCGCACGACGGTTCGCGTCGGGGATGTGACCAACAAACTCTTTCCAGCCGCGTGCTTCCCAGAGGCCGCGAGGGTGTTTTTCGGGGATGCCGACCGACGTTTCCGCCAGCCTGTGACCCCATTCCAGTGTCTCGGTGAAGCGACTGATGTGTCCGCCTTCACTCGCCAACATTGGTCTTCCGTCAGGATTCAATACTACCATAGGTGTTGTGTTTTGAGTGTTTAGTGGTGCCGGATTACTTGTTGGTGGCGCTCAGGCGTTGAACCAGCGCGACGGACTCATTGAGTCCACGCGGGTCGCCGCTGACCGTCATCAGCACTTTGCCCTCCGTCACCGGTTTGGGCGCATCAGCCTTCGCTGAATTCTGTCCCTCGGCCAAAGGCGCGGGGGCGGGAGCGGCAGCAGGAGCAGGAGCGGCCTTGCCTTCGGTAACCGAGGCGGCGGGCTTCTTGTCTTCCAACTGCTCGCGAATCTTCGCCAGATGCGAGAGACGCGACGCTTCCTTCAAAGACTTCTGGACTTCGGGCGTCTGGGCCTTCTCGGCGAACTCCAGCACGATGAGGCGACGACCGATTTCCGTGGTGTCCGTGTGATACCGCTCGGACATGATGTCGAGGGCTTCGCACGAGGTCTGGAACTTGGATTCGAGCACGGAGTATTTCTGCTTGCGCGACTCCGCAACCTGCATCCATCCACGACCACGCTGAGTGAGGTCGGCGATGAGCTTCTTCTGCTCGCTCACGACCTTGAGGGCTTCGCCTAGCTTGTTCTTGTAGGTGAGCGCGGTCGAGGCCACAGCCTTGACGACGCGCATCAGCTTGCCGTTGTTTTCGGTCAGCTTGGCTGCCTGCTTCACAGGTGCCTGCATTGACTGCTGCCAGCCTTCGGTGACGGTTTCCAACTCACGGTGGAGCTTCTGGCCTTCGTAAGCGCGAGTGGCGTCCTCGGCAGCATACTTGGCAATCTCCGTGTGCAGTTGTTCAACCTCACCCATGCTCTCAGCGAACCGTTGCGGCCCCTTGATGTCGGTGCCACGCAGAGCCGACATGCGGCCCTTAATCTCATTGATGTTCATGGTGTTTGCTTTTGGTTTTGTGACGACGCTGGCCACAGCGGGGGCTGCACCAGAAGAAGGTGTGTTTTCCTTCAAAGTGATTTTGCTCTCGGCCAGTGCCTTCTCGGCGGCGGCGGCGGGAGCGGGGGCGGGAGTGCTTTCCGCACGGGTCTGAACCTCGCGATTGGGCGTCAGTTCAGCGGTGGGGAAGCTCGGCTTGATGACGACATCCCAGCCTTCGCACACGTAGTCCTCATCCACTTCATCGACGCCATCAGCCGCTTTCTTGAGCGAGCCGTAGCCGCGACTGGAGACGAGGGGATTGTATCCGCCTTCGATGAGGGCGCGGAGTTTACGCGCCTCCGGGATGAAAATTTCGCCGAAGTCGTAGAGGGCGATTTCGCCAACAACCTCGTGGATGGTCTTGCCGCTGGCGTCCTTGCCTTCTTGGAGCTTCGCGTTGACGACCTGATGGGAGATGGGAGATTCGAGGGTGACAACGCCGTCTTTCGGATGCTCCAAAAGACCGAAGGCAGCGTTCCGCTTGATTGACTCGGAGAGAA